AAAATGCCTTATTTTGATAAAGACGCTATCAGAGAAGCACTTATGTTAGGCGCTAACTATGAAGACAAGTATTACGATACTCAACTTCGTGATGATGAACAAGACAAATCATACGGATCAGATAAATATGAGGTTCTTGAGTATTGGGGAATAATGGATGCCGAGTATATGCGAGAAGCAGGTGTCGATGTTCCTGACAGCATAGATGATTTAGACGAAGTACAAATTAATGCTTGGGTTTGTAATGGTCAACTTCTTAGGGTTGTAATTAATCCTTTTACACCACACAGACTTCCGTATCATGCTTTTCCTTTTGAAAGAAATCCTTATAGTTTCTTTGGTATTGGTGTAGCAGAAAATATGGATGATGCTCAACAGATTATGAATGGCCATGCTCGTATGGCAATTGACAATCTAGCTTTAGCAGGATCTTTGGTGTTTGATGTAGACGAATCAGCACTTGTAGGCGGTCAGTCAATGGAAATATATCCTGGAAAAATATTCCGCAGACAAGCAGGAATGCCAGGACAAGCAGTACACGGTTTAAAATTTCCTAATACATCAACAGAAAACATGATGATGTTTGACAAATTTAGACAGTTGGCAG